GATGGTCAAACACCCTGGAGATGGAGATTACCCCATCGATGGTCTGTAGGCTGCTTGCTGAGATGAAATTAGCCAGGTGGGAGAACTCTGGATACCAGGAAGACCATGCAATAGATGCAGCAAATTACATCTTTTTGGCTGGTTCTTTAGAAAAATATTGATTTATATGATTAAGTGCTTGACAGAAATAATCAGTTTTTTAGAATTGGCCGTAGGTCATTTTCACTGTAAGCATACAATTTGTAAGCATACAATTTGCAATCAATCGAATAATCAAAAAAACAAAAACTTAAAAAAAGAAAGCATACAACTTGTAAGCATACAATTTGTAAGCATACAATTGAATGAGTGAATGGCCTGCATCAAAATTAGATGACCTCTTTATGGAGGCAGCTGAAACCGAGAGGAAGTTGCCTTCACCATTCAGAAAGCAGAAGATGGCCTCATGGCCTCAATACAAGCTGACCTGGCAGGCATACGGCTGGGATAAGGATGCACCAGTACGGCTTATTTCACCAACAACCCGTGAAGTTACCAGGCATGACGTAGCTTTAGGGTTTGCCCTTTTGACAACTGTAGAGGATAGGAGATTGATTTGGGCAGTGGCTCATTCAGCTGCATTCAGAGAAAGAGGCCCTAAATGGACAAAGATATCTAAGATGATTGGGAAGTCTGTGCATATTACCAAACAAGAATATATTTCAGCATTGGTACGGTTATCACTCATCATAGCTGACAGAATGCCAGAGTGGGCCAGGATTGGATTTGAGCGAGCAAATCAACACAATGATTCATTGCATTAAAAAAAATGCGTTAAATTGTAAATAATGCTTTACCAATTAATCGAAACACCATACATTTTGTATATGATCGGGGAGCTATCTCCTACTACTGGTTGCTTCCACAACATTTAGTTGACAGACAACCTCCCTGATCTATTCACATCTTTCATAGATATCTGACTTAAATACGAGTTCATATTATTTCCCTACAACTTGGGCTGCTTTCGGGCAGCCTATTTTTTTGAGGTCACATGGCAAGGATAAGTGTAACTAAAGAGATCATGGAGAAGATCGCCTTCAGACTAGCTGATGGTGAGAGCCTCAATGCTATCTGTAAGTCAGCAGATATGCCTCATCGGGATACTGTGAGTAAGGCAGTTCTCCAGGGAGATGATGAAGAGATAAAGGATTTGTATTCAAGTGCAAGGATCATGCAGATGGAGAAGCTGCTGGATGATTGCCTGGACATCGTTGATGAGGATTTGCCAGAGAATATGGATAGTCGTTTCCTCAATGCAGAGGTGCAGAGGAGAAGGCTGAAGATAGATACATTGAAATGGGTGATCGCTAGGATGTCACCGAGAGGATTAACTAATCGTGGAGAAGATGTCGAGAAGGACAAATCGATTGTCATTACCTGGGCTGACGGAGCAGTTGCGGCAGAGTGATCGTAATGTGAACTTTGTCTCATTCACAATGTGCTATCGTTGTGGAGAGAAGGAAGGCAGAACGCGCAAGGGTGATGAGATTATATGTGTGGATTGTGAAGCTAAGGAAGAGGGATAGATATATATAATGTGTACTGTCTGTCGGCAACTTCGCGCGCGAGGCAGGCTGACCAGGCATACCACCCACTAGATCTTTATTCTAGTGCGTACAATCCAGCAGGCTCAAGTATTGTTGGAGATTATGTAATGCACCCAGGGATTGTGCTACCTTTTGTGCTACGTTTAAGATAAATACTTTGTTTTTTTAGGGGGAAGTCATACCCCACCCAGCCCCAATTTGAGCGCGATTCTTATATCGTTTATATACTCTGAGGAGAGTGTCTTACACTCACACACTTAGGATACCATGAAAATAGAGATACCTTACGCACCTCGCCCTATACAAGCGAAATTGCACCACCAGATGATGCAAAAGCGATGGGGTGTCGTTGTAGCACACAGAAGGTTTGGCAAGACTGTATGGGCCATAAATCATGTCTTACGGGATGCTATTCTTAACCAGAAGAAGAACCCCAGGTACGCATATATCGCCCCCACCTATCGGCAGGCCAAAAGTGTAGCTTGGGATTACCTAAAGGATTTTTCTGGAAAGATACCAGGAGTGAGATTTCACGAGACTGAATTGCGGTGTGATCTGCCGAATGGTGCGAGGATAAATTTACTGGGTGGCGAGACACCTGACAGTTTAAGAGGAATATTTTTAGATGGTGCAATACTTGATGAGTACTCTCAGATGCCTGAGAGCTTATTTCCTGAAGTTATTAGGCCTGCCTTATCGGATCGTTCAACGGCTGATAGGAAGACTTGGTGTGTCTTCATCGGAACCCCAAAAGGACATAACGCATTCTTCGACCTCTACGAAGAAGCGAAGGGGCAGACCGATTGGATCACAGCAGTCTACAAAGCCAGCGAAACGGGGATAGTAGCAAAAGAGGAACTTGATGCCGCGCAGAAGATGATGTCTGCGGATCAGTATGCTCAAGAGTTTGAGTGTTCCTGGAATGCGAATGTACCTGGCGCGATCTTTGGTAAGGAGATGCAAGATGCTCTGGATGCTGGAAGAATTACGAAGGTTCCCTATGATCCCTCGGTTAAGGTAGATACCTGGTGGGATTTAGGAATTGGAGATAGCACCGCTATTTGGTTTACACAGACCGTAGGGAGAGCCATCCAGGTAATGGATTATTATGAGAATAGGAATGAAGGGTTACCCCACTACTGTTCCGTTCTTAACCAAAAAGGATACCTATACGGCACCCATAACGCACCACACGACATAGATGTTCGTGAATTAGGGTCTGGTAAATCGAGAAGAGAAGTAGCCTGGGATCTGGG